CAAATTCTTCTTGAGCTGCTTTTGCAGCATCTTTTGGAGATAATCCCATGTCTAAGTATTTTTCAAACAGAGCTTCTAATATTTTATCGTTCTCTATATTAGATGCCATTTTTATTGGGATGTCTTCGTCAATTCCAAAGTCTCCTGGTTTTGGTCCAAAAGGATTTACAGGTTGTGTTGGGTCTGGTGGTAATACTGGACCATTAGCAAAACCTATTCTACCACCCTCTGCTGCTTCTACGGTAGGATCTTTACTTCTCATATACATTTCAAACTGTTTTCTAAGTTCTTCTTTTTCTCGTTCACTCATAGCTTCTGATCTTCTCTTCATAAATTCTTCAAAATCTTTATATGTTCCTTCAGCAAAACCCACTCTGCCACCTGTAGCATACTCAGATATATTAGTTGCAACAAACTCTTCTATCTCTTCAGATCCTGCATTTGGATTTAAATTTGTATAATACATTCTTAAATACGTTGATGGATCTCTAGCAACTTCTTCTTGAGCCTCTTCTTCTGTCATACCATATTTAGATGTTAAAAAAGTAGATACTGCACCTAGTGTGGCTAGTTTACCTAAATTACCGGTAACACCACCACCTGTAATTTTTCCTAAACCTTTACTCCCTATTTTACCTAATTCTGTAAAAAAGCTACGTGTGGGTGTTTTATAATCCATAATACTTGGAAATAAACCTCTAGCAAAACCTGCACCTCTTATTCCACTAAGTGCTCCGGCACCACCAAATGGACCTAATCCTAATGCATATGCACCACCTGCAGCTAATAATGCAGCTTTACCAAGATCAGATTTAGCAATTTTTTTAACTGTTTTAACTGCACCTTTTACAGCTTTTTTAGCACCTTTAAAAACACTTCCCAGACCATATTGTTCTCTAGGCACAGCGTTCATAATTCCACCACCCATGTATAATTGTCTTTTCATCTGTCCTCGTGTTATTGGCATAATTTAATTAAATCCTTATTGGCAGGCTTTGATTTCCTGTAATCCTCAATCTACTTGGTTTTTGAAAATAAATCAAGACTTGGCATAATTAGTTTAAGATCTCTTCGAATGTCCTTTTCTGGCACTCCTTTTGCCTTCCATTCCTTATCATCTTTATATATTTCGCCAGTTTTTAAATTAGATATAGTCTCTATTATTTCTTTTGGTTTTATTTCTAACATTATGTAGTTACCTCTCTTGGCTGTATTTGTAATATAGAAGCTATAACGTGCAGCTCATTCGCGTCACTAGCTTGTACCTTTAATATCTCACTTTCTTCCACCACAAGAGGATGAGTTAAAAGTTCGGTTGTTGTATTAGATGCCACGGCTTTTGTCTTAAATAAACTAAATACGTTACCAGAGGAATCAGTTAATGTAACATCAAGATTACAGCTAGATCCTGAGTCATTAGATACTAATAAAGATTTAACCAAAGATACGTTTGCCGTTGGTGTTGTATACAACGTAGTGTTGTCTGTTGATGTTAGATCTACTTTTGCGTTTACAAAACTATTTGACATTAATTTAAAAAGAAGTTTTCAGCTTCTACCTCATCCTTTAATTCTTGTTGATATGTTGTATTTAATTTTTGCACGATGGCATCAAGATCTCTAACTTGTGCATCAGCTACGTCTTGTCTATATTCTTTACTAGGTCTCGTTAATACTTGTACTATCTTTGCCATTATCTTCTTCCATCTGGTTGTATATCTAATCTAAATCCACCAAGTTTCCAACTTTGCGCTGCAGCCGTATTTGCAATTTTTAAAGACACTGCTCTTGCCCTAGCTCTCGTGTCAACTTTTTCTGTTGATGATGTAATTGTAAAAGGACCAAGAGATGAGCTTGCTTCAGTGTTATTTGGAAAATTTCTTAAATTTAAAGTAATTTGTGTATTACCTGTTTGTGATAAAAAATCAGGTATAAATCTTCTAATCTTTGCAAAGAACTCACCATCACCACCTTGACTTATATCAAAGTCTCCAGACTGTATGTTTGAGGTTACAGCTGTTGTTGCTGTAGATGTAACTTGGTCTGTGCCAGTTTCATGTTCGTAGTATATTGTACAACCATCTGTATTGCCTACAACATCATAAGATGCATTTGAGCTAGCATCATAGTCTGTAGCGTGAGGTTTACCAAACACTGCAGAGTCTTGCCACGTTGTTCTATCTAATGTGCCTGTTGTCCATATTGGTCTTTGTGGTGTTGACTCAAAATAATTATACGTTACCACCCTGTCAACGACTGTTGATCCTGAAGAACAGTAAAACCAATTAATCTCTCCAAACAAATTATTTAATCCAGCATTTATAAGTTGGTTAGCTGTGGTATTTAAATCATCAAAAACAAAATCCTCTACTAAACATGGTAATGATTGAAGTGCACCAGCATATTTAAAGAAACCATTTTCTGAAAACCAGTATGCAGCACCGTCTACCTCAACCGCTGCGTTCTGTCCTATCAATCCACAGTTAGTACCTACCTGCGCAAAACCAAAAGTAAAAGGCGGACCAATAAATCTTTGTGTAAATAAAGCTGTATCTGTCCAAACATAGATTGCATCACGACCTCTAACCGCTCCCATAATTCTAGAACCGTCTGCAAGTCTTTGTGTACCAGCAGTGTTGGTTGCTGTAGGAGTGTATGAATTAATATTTTCTTGATCAGAAAACCTAATGAACATTTGATCTTGTGTAGTTGGTGAACCGATCGTTGTTTCTGTTCCAAAAAATACTAAGTGTCTATCTGGCGTAGATACAATCATGTCTCTCGACGCTGTTGGCGCGCCTGAAATAATTGTAGCTCTTGTTGCTGTAGCGTTTGATGCATCTGCATTCCACTCAAAAACTTGTGCATTATGTATAAGTGCAATAATTTTACTACCAAAGTTATCAATAGACCAAAGACCTGGATCAACTGTTAAGTCTCCAGATGCAGCCTCGCCCCACGCTACGAAGTCTGACGTATTTGTTACAGTAGCTCCATCTGAGTGTGCAGCTCTTGTTGTTCCTCTAACTGCTCTCGTAATCCCTGTTAAGTCATTACCAGAAACTCCTGTGTAAGATATTTCTTCTGTCCCTACTTTTATAAAGTTTGTTCCTGTTGTTGGAAAGTTTGTTGTGCTCGCTAGTGTAACGCTAGATCCTGATCCACCTGTTCCGTTAGCATCATTTAACAATGCTCCGTTTAAAGTTGATGTTTGAGGGTTAGCAGCTTCACCACTCCAAGAACCTAAACCCCAACCAAATCCTGGTAATTGTTCTGCAGGTCCAACGTTATAATATATCTGAACTCTAATACCTCCGGACGTTGTGGCTCCGGAACCCGTTTCGTTTGAAGGCATTGTAATTGTAATTGTTGTATTGGTTGGTGTGCTGGCAACCATAAATTTTTTATCATCAAAATCAGAGGCGCTGTAATTAGAGTTTGTGATAGTTGTAAAATTATCTAATAAAATTATATCGCCAGGACTTAAGCCATGACCTGTAGAAAAAGTTATAGTAACAGTAGCTGATCCGTTAGTCGTGGTAAACGCATTGGTAAGCGTTGTTGTAGATTTGATTGGGTGTATATCATAAAATACACCTCCTGAATAAGCATATAAAATTCTATTAGTCCCTATGATAGAGTATTTGACCCCACCACTACTTACAATATGATGCATGGCTCGAGCGGCTCCAGTAAGTTTATTTGTTCCTAGTTGTTGCCAACCACCTATTTTTTCTGGTGAGCCGTATCTAAATCTAACATTATCACCATCTACCCACTGTCCTTCAGCTTGAGTTTCTGTTAGTTGTTTGTTAAATCCTGGTAAAAACTGTACTTTTTGTAACGCCATAATATATTAAAATATAGTAGAAAAGTTAACATATCAACTTTTAATTAAAGTCAAAAACCACAGAATACCTATAGGAATTCACACTGTCAAAGACTTTGTTAGGTATATATGCTATACAGTGAGGCACCGAGCCATCAAAAATTATAATAGAATTTTCTATTGCGGGAAAAATAATTTCTGGTTTTTTTAAACGCAAACCATAACAATCTTGATTAGATTGAAGATAAAAAACACAAGTTAGCTTAGTGTCATGAGTATGAAAAGCATATTTATTATCTTCAACCGAAAGATTACACCAAGCCTGAACCAGTTTAAAATCTTTATTAATATTTTTTACTAATTTTATAACTTTGTTTTTTAATATATTAAAAGATGAAACATCTTTTAACCTCTCATGTAAATCACTGTAAGTTTGATATAACGGAAATGTCCAACATATATTATTTTTTGCAAACTCTAAATCTATGGCTTTTTTAATATTTTTTAAGTCCTCTGTTTTACAAAGGTTAAACTCTCTATGAAACTTGATATTGTTAACACTTGTTACAATCACCTGATTACTTTAGATCCGAAATCACCAGGTAAACCTATCATAGGCCTACCGTCAAATTTATTTCTTTCTGCGTCTTTACTCTTTTGATCATTATAGTGTAAAAATACCTGACCACAATGTTGTCCTTCAAAAGCTTCTCTCCAGTGTTCTAAATCACATCCTCTATAAATAAGCATATCACCTGGGCTTAAATTAATTTTTATTCCTGCCATCCCTTGTTTACCTGAAGGCTCTAAATAAATTGGCCAAGGGTCACCACCAAGATTTAAAGTTGTAGACACTTCACAACTGTATCTATCGGAGTGTCTGTGTAAAACATCACCGTTTTTATAAATTCTAGCATAAGAATAAGTTGGATAAACTTTAAAACCAGTTTCTTTTTCCATTCTAGGAATTAAAGCTAGTAACAAAGTTTCCATAACTAAATCTGCGTAATGAGAATATGTGTTTGGAACTTGAGCATCATTCCATACACCAAACATAGTTTCATAAGGATGTAGATATTTCTCTTCAAATAAAAATTTTGCCACTCTTCTTTTGTTTAAAAAATAGGTGTAACAAAAATCAGCTAAATCTGGAGATATAGCTTTTTTAATTACTAGGTATTTATTTTTTTTAAATGACATTTTATAATTTCTTCAAATCAAAATTTTTAGTAATGATTAATTTCTTTATATTATTTATAACTCCTTTTTTAAAAAATAGCAATGGTAAAAACACTATATCACTTTTTGTATAATTACAGTGTTTAGGTGGTTTAATTTTAAACTCTTGTATACTCCAATCAGTGTAAGGATGACAAATCCAGTAAATAGGTTTGTCTAAATACCATGTCATTTTAGAATTTTTATTTACATGTTTTTCTGCTACTTGATGATAAAAATTATACACTCTGGTTTCTTCATAATCAGGTTGTTTTTTAGAAGGGGCATCATCAAAAAATATAGAATCAAAACTACCTAATTCTTTTAATTTGTTTTGCCAAGTGCCCTCTATAATAATAACTTTTTGTTTTTGTTTTTTAGCCCAAAGTTTTAGTTTATAAATTACATTGGGGTCTGATTCAATAATTGTATGTGATTTAATTTTATGTTTTTGTATTTCGGCAGCAGAGTAACCTAAACCAAAACCAATCTCTAAAACATGACCATTAGGTTTTAGATTATTTACTAGTGCTTTCATATAGGGTTTTTCCCATTCCATCATGACTTGATAATTATTATGATCAGGGTCTAATATAATATTTTTATTTGTGATGTCTTTTTTAAAAATAAGACCATTCATTTTATATAATTAAGATTTATAACAATTCTTCTTTTTTGATCAGTGCAAGTCGTGCCTGTATGTACTTTTGTAGAATCAAATTCTACATATTTATTTTCTTCACTGTTAACTTCTTCACCTGTTTCAAAAATTGTTTTTCCATTATTCGTATTAATATAAAAAATACCAGTTGTTACTTTTGCATTATCAAATTGTGGTAAATCGGTATGCATGGTATGTTTAATAATACTAGAAGTCATGGGTAATAAATTAGCCTTAATCCTAATTAAAATACTTGGTTTAATAACATCTAATAAAGGTGATAAATTTCTAAAAAAATCTGAATAAGGTCTGTTATTTAAATAAAAAGTGTGCGTGAATTGAGTATGATTTACTGGGTCTTTTTTTGGTGAAACTACATGATCGTTAAAATACCATGGAAGTTCATCAGAATTTAATAATGCCTTCACCATTAAAAAAGATTGTGGAGGTAAAAAATTATTTGTTATTTTCATTGTCTGTTCTTTTTTCTCCATATTTTGATAATACGTCATTTATTGGAATAGCTCTACAATTAAAATGTATAAATCTAAATGGTTCATATGCATCGTCGACTCTAAATTGATGAGGTAAATAAGAATTAAAAATAATTAAATTACCTGGTCTAACTGAGTAATTTACTTGTGTGCTAGATGGAGTAAGTTTGTTCATATCTTTTTGTGGTAATTCGTTCATAACTTTACCAGGTCTAGGATCATCAAATATAGGTAGGGATGTTTTTTCACTAGCTTTTAAAAAATAAAAACCTGATATATGTCCGTTGTAATGTGTGTGTAGTTGATGATGTCCTCCACCAGCTTCTGCAAACTCCTGCACCCACAGTTCTGTTGTAAATATTTTATAATTACTTAAATCATAGCCTTGCTCATCTAATAGATTCCATGTCGTAGCCTCTATCCAATTGGTAAACTTTTGTAAACCTGGCCTATTTATTAAAGTTGTAGAATGATGAGACAAACCATGATCTTTTTTATCGCCACCCCAGTTTTTGTTTCTTTCACTAATAAATTTCTTACTTTTATTTTTTGCTAATTTTATATAAGGGTCTGTTATTTTTGTTAAATCTTTGACCCATTCATCTTTATGTAAAAAATAAATAGGTGAAGAAAAATACCACGATGTTGTTAATTTATCTTGACTCATACAAAAGGTTTACCACAACTCCAAATAACTAATGAATAACGAGTCCCCTCAGTGACAGGTTTTACTCTATGATAAATAAAAGAAGGAAACACTACTATGGATCCTTTAGGTAATACTTGTTTACATTCTTGCACGGTGGGCCTTATTTCTGGTGAAGAACTATAAGCAAATTCTAACTCTCCGCCTCTGTAACTATTAGGATCAGATAAAGATACTGTTACAGATAATTTTCGTATTTTTCCTTTAAATGAGTCATCCATCTTTTTATCATTATCCTCGCCATAAGGAACCTCAAAGCTATCACAATGCCAGTCATAAAATTGACCTTGACCATATTTTGTAAATTGACATTGTTCTTGACAATCAAATTGAAAATTCCAATTTGCGTTTATATTTGCTTTGTTTACAAAAGGCATAATATATCGATAAACCCAAGGATCATTTAACCAAACTAATTTTGAATTTCTATGTTTAAATAAATCTCTTTGTTGCTGATTATTTAAATTTTTAAAATTTCTAGTTCCTCCTGTAAGTGCAGTCTGATCTTCTTTGGTTAATCCGTATCTTATAATTGCATCACATATATGATGAGGTAAGACACTTTCAAAACACCAGTAGTTATTTCTAAGATTCATTTCTATCCGAATACTACTTATTTAAAAATAAAAGTAAATGATTAAGTTGTCCAAGATGAGGTTGCGGGATTCCAAATACGTAGAACAAACGAGGCTTCATCGGGATTTACTTCATAATCCTCAATAATCCATCTTTGGTTGTCTTCGTCCCACTGTGCAACTATTCGATAGTCATCTGTAACAAAATCTGGTGGCACCGCTATAGGAGGTTGCCATTTGTTGTTAGCGTCTAATGTCCAAGATGCATAAGGCTGTGCCTGAATAAACACATCTTTTTCAAAATCATAAACATAACCTGGTCCAGCGTATATATTTCTAAAGTTTGAGTTGTAAGAAGTCTGTTTCCACTCGCCACCATTAAAAAAAGTTTTACACCAAGTCTCTCCGTCCACATGCATATCGTTGTCTACTAAGGGACCATTTGAAGTTGAAATACCATTGTCTACCACAACCACTCTTTTTACAACCCACTGTGTGTCTGTAGTAAATCCTGTTGGATCAGTTTTTTGTTCTATTTCTGCGAAGTGAGCCATAACATTATGGAACAACAAAATTGCCGGTTGCATTAAATGTGTGTACCACATTACAACCACTTGTCGTTCTAGTCCCTCCTGATATTCTGTCGTTTCCTTCAACACTGTTTGCAAATTGAACGATTACAACTCCTGAACCGCCACTACCTCCATATAAAATATCAGAGGGTCCTGCAGGTCTTCCGCCTGATCCACCGCCACCGCCTGTGTTTGCAGTTCCTGATCTATTAGCAGATGGTGTTGCACCTGGATCATTATAATTAGTACCAGCTCCGCCGCCACCTGATCCACCAGCTCCGCCGCCGGCTGGTCCACCAGTACCACCGCCTCCGCCAGCTCTTGTTGTTGAATCTCCTGGATAGCTACTACTTCCTGAACCACCAGCTCCTCCGACATTGTTTGGTGTTGAGGCTCCGCCAGGTCCGCCGGCACCTCCGCCGCCACCACCGTAAATTCCTGAGTTTCCTGGTGGGAATCTTCCTGGTCCTCCAGGATTACCTTGAGATGGGCTTGTTGGTGGTACGTTACCAGAACCTCCAGAATCGGGATGTTCTCCTGAACCTCCCCCAGAACCTCCGTCAGCTCCTGCTGCGCCCGGTCCTCTTCCTGCACCACCTCCTGCTGATTCAAAAGAAGTTGCACATCCTGCACCGCAGGTATTAAATGATGAATTACTTCCATTTACAGAAGCATTGATAGGTGAAATTCCACATGAGTTTCCACCGCCACCGACTGTAACTTTGTAAGTTGTTCCTCCAACGATTGGGTATGATGTATTAAAACGATAACCTCCAGCGCCGCCACCACCAGATTGACCGCCAGCTCCACCGCCGCCTCCTGCGACTACTAAAATATTAGCATTAAAGGGTGATAAAGGTGGAAGAGATCCTCCTCCTAAACCTAGAATTTTATATCCAAAACCTGTTGCCATTATTCTCCTTATACGTCGTTAGCAGCATCAGTAGTGAAGAATAATTTGACTCCTAATAGTTTTGCATCAGCATTCAAATCATCTGCTGAAACATCTCTTGATATTTGGAAGAAAACGTATTCATCTGTACTTGGTGAGCCTGCTATTGTTACTGCTCCACTTTCTGCCGTCACTGCTAAATCGTTTGCTGTACCACTCATAGCTTTTGCCGTTGGGGCAACTGCTGTGCCAAAAGCTGTATTTAAATCTCCGTTGTCTGCTAATGCAACACCTTGTAAAGCCCAAGATGTAGTACCAGTGTCTGTTGAATTTGCTGTAAAAAATGCTTGAAAACTTATTGTGCCTTCATTCCATGATTTAGGAAAAGCAACAGCAAATTGTGCAAACTCATCGGAGTCTTTGTCAAAATCTAAAGTTTTTAGTTCTGGTCCATTTGATAATTCTGTTTGTGCTATGTTAGCGCATCCATTTGTAGTGTTTGGATACATTGCAACTGCAGGAACCCAAATAGTTTCTTTACCTGCTATTTTAACTGCGGCTACATTCCCATCACCGTCTTCAGCTCTAATTACACCAGTTCCTTTTGTTTTAAGATCAATACCAACATTTGAATCTCCACCTGACGCTGTAAACGATGGGTTATTACCTGTTGCAGCATTTGCAAAAGTAAGTTCGTTAACTGCTGAACTTGTAGCTGTTAAATTAAATAATTCGTTAGAATTTGTATCAGAAATTTTTGTTCCAATTATAGGAGATGTTAACGTTTTGTTTGTTAAAGTTTGTGTTCCAGTTAAAGAGACATTAGGTAAAGTGAGAATATCTGGGTTAGTTCCATCGTTTGCAGTTGCAAAAACTACTGCATCACCTTTGTCTGTTGTTGAGAAAGTAAACGAATCACCCGATCCAGTAATGTATTTAAATTGTACTGTGTATGCACCAGATGTTGAGTTTCTTAAATAATAAAAAGTTTGAACATCAATTGGTATTCTTACAACTTGGTTTCCTGTAATTGTTCCTGTGAACTCAATCATTCTATGAGATAGAACTGCTCCAGTTGATCCATCAGAAACACTTAAATCTGTATTTTGTGCACCACCTGCTATTGATTGTTGTGTAAATCCACCAACAATTTGTTCAAAAATTTGTAAGTTTGTATTAGTTTTTGTTCCCCACGTTCCAGCGTTTTCACCAGTTGCCTGAAGTTCTATACCGAGTGGTGTATATGTTGATGCCATATTTTATCTCCTATTATGCAGCGTCAGTATAACTTGTATTTGATCCTGTTGCAACATCTGTATACGAAGAATTTGACCCCGTGTCAACATCAGAATATGCTTGAATTCCAAAGCCAGTTGCAGTTCCAAATCCTGCTACAGAAGATGTTATTTCTTGTCCAGTTAATCCCATAACATCTGCAGGTGTTAAAGATCCCACAGAAAGCGTAGTTGATTGACCAGTTAATCCTACAATAAATTGACCTAAATCTAAAGATCCTACAGATAGAGTTGCTGCAACACCTGTCACTGGCACAAATTCTACAAGACCTTCTATTGTACTTCCAACTGATGAAGTTACTTCTTGACCTGTTGGTATTACTATAGAAGTTAAATCAAATGTTGTAGAACCAATTGAAGAGGATATTGATTGACCAGATAATCCCACCACCTGTTCAAGTGGAACTATTGATCCAACTGAACTAGTTATAGAAAGACCTTGAATTTGTTCTGGTATGTCTAATTGAGAAGGAACTGCTGATGTAATTTGTTGTCCTGTTAACCCTACTGCATCCGCAGGATTAAGAGTAAACATTCCCCAACCATTATCACCGTAAGACGCATTACTCCAACCGTTAGGACCTAAATTTGATACAATTGCATCAGGTGCAGTCACCTCTACCGTTAGACCACTGAAACCCCAACTTTCAAAGTTCCAAGTATCTCTACCCCAACCTTGTTCATTAAAAGCAGTAAGTGAGCCAACTGAAGATGTAATTGATTGTCCTGTTAATGTAACAACAGGATTATCACTTTCACCCCATGGCTCCTCACCCCATTCTGCTCTACCCCAACCTTGATTTGCTCCTGATATAACTTCTCCTAAAGATGTGGTTATAGCTTGACCAGTTAGTTGTACCACTTCGTCATTTGCCTGTCCCCATGATCCACCAGTATTCCAAGCGTCAATACCCCAACCACTTGTAAAAGCTTCGCTTATTCCCCAAAGACCAGCGCTCCAGTTTCCCGCTCCCCAAAAATCAGTATTAGGGGTATTTGCTTGACCACCCATCCCTGAGTGAACAGTGCAATAATAGTATAAAGTTGGTGCACTAGAGGCAACTTGAATTTGCGTGTAAGCACCAGAAGAACCTGGTGTTCCATTTGTTGTAACGCCTGTGGTATACTCACTACCTCCAGAATGTGAGCCACCACTTGTTGTGGAAAATCTTAAAGGGTGACCAGAGTTTGAACTGTCAGACTGATCAAATCTAAACGTTGCACCTTCAACTAATTCTAAAGTTGCTTGTTGTACACCATCAATAAAATATTTATTACCAGAGTCGGTAGAGACTACCGTTACTGTGAAAGTTCGAGTAACGGACATCCGTTTCTCTCCCTTACGCTAATCTTATGATAGCGTTTGTAGCGTCTGCTGTTGGAAATTGGATTGTAAAAGTTCCGCTAGATACAGTTTTATCACCGCCGAAAGCAATAACTGCTACTGCTTTATCTGATTGATCATCATTATAAATTAACGCGCCATTTGCTGTAAACGATGCGCTTGTAAAACTAACATCTGCAAAATCACAAACAGCCGTTGTACTATCTGTTGTTGGAGTTACGCTCGTTAATGTCGCTCCACCCGAAGTATAGGCAGTCCCAGATGTGTTAGTAATTTCGTTAGATGTTGTAAAAGCTGTCGTTCCAGCTCCTAATGTAGCTGAACTTGTGTACAGAGCTATCTTAAAAGTGTCTCCAGTTGTAGCTGTAAAGTTGTGTGTTCCAACTAAAAGTTCTTGTTTAAAACTTGTGCATATTGCTGATGTTATTGCCATAATAAAACTCCTTAAGGTGTTGTTGATGGTACTGTTATTCTAACAGCGCCATCTGTATAGTCATCTCGTCTTCTTCTGCCGATTTGCTCTACACCAAATTTATCTACTTCTTGTTTATACTTATTTTCGTAAAGTGTCAACATATCTGCTGGACCTTTTAAGAAAGCATATGTCTCCGCCAAACAGCAATATAATAGGCCATTAGGGAAGTTTAGACTGATATAATTAGTAGTATTATCTGAAGCCAGAGTAGCTGGCATTTTGTTGTAATGCACTCTAAATTTATATGTTGTGTCTGGCACGGGTGCAAACATCATTCTTCCAGAGTTCGTATCACCATCTCCAGTAGCTCCACCAAACATAGCATAATATTTAGGCTGACCTCTTTTTGCTGATTCGGTAGATGAGATGTATTCTTGTAAATATGTAACATCTTTTTTCTGTAAAAATACATTTGCTCCAGTTGTAGCAGACGTAGAATCATACACTTGAATTGCTCTAATAAACAAAGCTCCCCCTGGAGCATTAATTGTTTCTTGTCCTGTAACTAAATTACCTGTCTGTTGTTTTCTGTCAGCATCAATAGGAACATCACGCATAATTCTATACTGCGCGTTTAAGATAATATTTTCTAATTGATCAGCAGTTAAAACATTAGAATCAACTTCTGTGTAGTTTCTAATTTGTGTAATTAATCCTGAATAACTTAATCCTGCCATTATGGTGTTAATGTTACCGGCCCTGCCGTTACAAACATTCCTCCTGCTTTTTCCGTTACAGTAGGAGTTGATCCTAATGTAAACGTATAATTATCTGTTCCTGTTACTGTTATACTAAATCCTGAAGAATTTTCAAATACTGTAAAAGCAACGCCTCCAGGCGACCCATCTACGTTTCTAAAAACCACAGTGTCTGAAGTAGATCTTCCGTGACTTGGTTCTGTCACTGTAATTGTTGTACTTCCTGATGTAATATTAAAAGGATTTCCTGGTAATAAATTCTGTGTGGCTGGCTCTGTTCTAGCTGGTTTTGCCATTGGTAAACCTTGTGGATCAGCTCCATGTGCTTTGGGCTCTAATTGTGGTTGTTTTGTTTCAAACTCAGAGATATGTACTTTAGAACCATTCCATTCTGTAACCATTTCTTTATATGGAAATTCCATTCCTGATCTATCAGATATAAATTTAGCGAATTTACCTTTTGCAAAATTAGACATTTGGATAATAAGTTTTCGGGGTTATAAATGAACTTGAAGAAGAACCATCCTCAGCTAATGCTCTTTGTAATTCATCTTCATAGTATAGTTTCATTTGTTGAGATAATTCAGGTTTAAATTTTTGTGATAAATAAAAAGCTAATCCAGACACCATGCAAGGCACAAATCTATATGGCACGTCTGTTGCATTAGTATAATCACCAACGTCTTGTATTCTTTTTACAAAATAATAATTAATTGTATTTCCAGCTTCTGATGATCCTGGAGTTAAGTATAAAGTAATTGTAACTTTATCAATAAATCTTTGAACGTAATATTGTGATGGTTGACCTGTTGATGTTTTATTAGAAAGAGCTTGATATGTAGATCTATTTATTTTTGTAAGAGGTGAATCAACACTTGAGGAGTTTCTGTAAACAGCCTCTAAAATATCGTCCACACCATAAATAGCTGTAGCATCAGACGTGCCATCACCTGTTGATCTAAACATTGTATAAACTGCTTGACCATTTACTAATGTAATTGAGTTATTTCCGATTTGCCAATAGTGTAGACCTCTATTACCCCATTCCTGAAATAATATATTAAGAGATCTTCTTGCTTGGCGCATCTGATTACCAGATACACTTTGAAGACCTATTCTTTCATAAGACTCTTCTATAATCTCATCTATAGAAAAATTCTTATCAAATACTGTTGTGCCGGAAGTAGTGTTTGCCACTTATCCTCCTTATCCGTCAAAGTAAACAGTTGCTGAGTTACATTGAGTTTCATCAAAAGTTACAAATGCACCATCTTTGTACAATATTCCATCTTGAGGAATGTTGACTGTATTGACGTCTCCTGCAGTTGCACCTGTTCTAACCGTTAACAAAGCTGTTCCTGTTAGACTTCCATTTCTAAATAAAACACTTCCAATTGATCCACCTGATTCAGCATTCACCTGTCTTACTCTAGTTCTACCTTGAAAAATAGATCCAAAAACATCTGCTGTCATTCCTAAAGATACGTTAGCAGCAGGTTGTGCGCTAACAGTAGCAGAAGTTATTGACAAGAAAGCTGTAGTAGTTCCAGAAGAAGTTTCCGCAGATCCTGTTAAAGTTATAACTTCAGTTGCATCTTCATTGTTATGATCTTTTCCAACAATCGTAACTGTTTTACCGTTGTCTCCCGTTCCAGCAGTTGTAGCTGTAATTTTTCTTGCGGTATTTGTTCCGAAAGATGAATTAGCCAGCGTAAACGTAGATGTTGGTTGAGCAGCCGCAGCTACAAAAGTTGCAGACGAAGCGTTTGTGTCTAAGAAAGTCTTCGACTTTACATCACCCATATACATAGTTTTTTCTCCTTATCTTTGGTGTGGGAGAGTATCAAGATCAAAAAGTCCCGAAGTTTCTCTCCCACATAATTATACTAGTTCGTGTTGTTAACCGACTGAGTCCAGTAAATGTTTAACACACCTTCTCCGGCAGTTAAAGCATCGTCTGTCTTA